TCCAATGCCAGCACCGGCTATGGATAAACCAGAAACACCAGAGCCAACAATGAATGTTAGTATGAATGCTCAAGGCATGGATAACATTGAAGGAATAATGAAGTTATTCCAGAAAGTTAATCCAGATATGATGCCTAGTGATGAACCAGCTGAGCCGAAAATGGCTATGCCACCAATGATTAAACTCCCAATCGAAAAAGATGGCATGGATAACGACGACGAAGGCGCAAGTAAAGATCAAGAAGATGAGTTTCATACTGATTTAGACAAGTTAACACATAAAACTTTTGGTCCTAGCAGTGATGAAAAGAAAATGGATAAAGAAGAAGAAGCATGGGATAACGAACCTGATCCAGAATACGATGATATTGATGCTGTAACATCAGGTGGCGACGATCTTCACAAGCGTAAAGGAGCATATCCTGCTACTGCTGGAGGAGATAACCCAAGAGCTATGGAATCCGAACAAGAATTACGTGGTAAAATTAAAGAAGGCTTGCTAAAAGCACTAGAAGAAGCTAAAAAGCAATAATACTAAATCCAATAGGGCCGCAAGGCCCTATTTTTTTGGTTAAATATTGTTATGGCAAAGAGTTTAGATGGTGTCTTAATTAAAAAGGCACATAAAAAGCAAAAATACACACTAGAAGAAGTAGAACACTTAGAAAAGTGTATGGATCCTATTACAGGTCCACTCTATTTCGCAAGAAACTTCATACAGATTCAACATCCTGTAAAAGGTTCTATTCCTTTTCAACCTTATGAATATCAAGAAAGACTTTTAGACGCATATACTGAAAACAAACAGTGTATTGCTATGCTTCCAAGACAGATGGGTAAGACAACTTGTGCTGTTGCTTATCTTTTATGGTACACAATGTTTGTTCCAGACTGTCAAGTTCTTATTGCCGCACACAAATATGAAGGTGCCAAAGATATTATGGATAGATATCGCTTTGGTTATGAAAACTTACCTGATTTTGTTCGTGCTGGTGTGTACAGTTACAATAGAAATACCATTGAATATGACAATGGAGCAAGAATACAAGCAACAACCACAACAGAGAACACTGGACGTGGTAAATCTCTTTCATTAATATACTGTGACGAGTTTGCTTTCGTACAACCACCAGAAAAAGCCAAGGAATTTTGGACTGCGTTATCACCTACACTAGCAACAGGTGGTAAATGTATTATTACTTCAACACCAAACAGTGACGAAGACCAGTTTGCTATGATTTGGACTGAAGCAAATAAAAAATTTGATGAACACGGAAACGAACAAAAGGTCGGTGTTAACGGGTTTGGTTCATATTTTGCTCATTGGAGTGAACATCCTGATAGAGATGATGAATGGGCAAGAGTCGAAAAGGCAAAAATTGGTGAAGAACGGTTCAGACGTGAATTTGAATGTGAATTCTTGATCTTTGATGAAACACTAATTAATGCTGTTAAGCTCGCAGAGCTTGAAGGCAAAGAGCCCGTGCTAACAACTGGTCAAACTCGTTGGTATAAAAACATAGATCCAAGGTGTACATATCTAGTAGCACTTGACCCATCTCTCGGTACTGGTGGTGACTATGCGGCTATACAAATTTTTGAGATGCCTAGCATGGAACAGGTAGGTGAATGGCGTCATAACACTACTCCAGTTCAACAACAGATTAGAATTATGCGTGAAATCCTAAAATACATCATGGAACAAGCAGGTGAAAAAGGTGGTACTCCTACAATTTACTATAGTGTTGAAAATAACTCACTAGGTGAAGCCGCACTTGTTGTTATTAGTGATATTGGAGAAGAAAATTTCCCAGGATTATTCCTGAGTGAGCCTATTAGAAAAGGACATATTCGTAGATTCCGCAAAGGGTTTAATACAACACATCGTACAAAAATTACAGCCTGTTCGAAACTGAAAAATTTACTGGAAAAATACAAAATGACAATATACAGTAAACCTTTAATTTCAGAACTAAAAACATTTGTTGCTAGTGGAACAGGATTTAACGCAAAAACGGGTGAACACGATGACCTGGTAAGTGCTACGTTGTTGTGTATTAGGATGGCTGATGTACTAAGTGACTGGGATCCTAAAATTTACGAAAAAATGACAGAAAAATTAACTGAAGAACAGATGGCAATGCCGATATTTGTAAGCGGCAACATATTTTGATAAATATAAGCATGGAAGATAATCTAAGAAGCATAAGCACAGACCTATTTTATAAGGTAAGAAGTCGATTTTCTGGTCTAAAACTAGGCAAGGAAACCGGTGAAGTTACCATTAATCCTGAAGAGGCAGTATTTTTTGACTTTGACTACATGGAGGGAGAAAACCCACTTGGACATGTTAGTATTAGTCTTGCTGAACCATCCTCTATGAAAGTATACTACAGTACAGGAATTACAGAAAGCATGGATCCAGTACAAAAAGACGGTTGGTATACATTTTTAAAGAGTATGAGAGCATTTGCTAAACGCAGATTAATGAACTTTGATACTAGAGACATTTCAAAAGACAATCTAGATAAAAGAGATTATGCTTTCCTTAGCCAGTATTCAAAAACTTCAGAGGTAGGGGAATCAATAATGAGCGAAGGAATGTATGGAACTAATAAAACCAGTTATCAAAAATTAGAAAATACAAAACTTATTGTAAAACATAACAAGGCAGTTGATGAAACAAGTCCAGGTGCTAGAGCAAGAAATATTACAGCACTGTTTATTGAAAATTCAGCAGGTGAAAGATTTAAATATCCATTTATTCATCTATCAGGCGCTAGAGCAATGCAAAGACACGTTCAAGAAGGCGGCCTTCCATATGACGATATTGGAAAATATATCGTAAGCCTTAGTGAACAAATTGCTCAATTAAAATCATTTAGTAACTATGTAAACAGAAACGATCTTTTAAATGACGATACAAATTCAATTGTAGAAAGAGGTAAAAATGCTCTTGAAAATTTAAAAGTAGAAGTTAAAAAATTAAGTAGTAGAAATTATTACAATCAATTTAAAGAACAATTTGCTCCAACTGAGTACAGCGATGTACCTGAGGAAGTCGTAGACGAACTAACATCAAAGTTCACAGTTAAAAAATTCAACGAAGAAATGAAAGATGTATTTCCTATTATTCATCGTTTGATGAAAGAGGATGAAGTTGATCAAGAAAGCGACGTAGTCGAAAGCGGAAAGGAAAAACTATCAAATCACTTTGACAAATTTGAATCATGGGTTAATGAACTTGGCGAGTCTAGTGCTATTCAAAGTTCAGACAGTGACGAACAGCGTCAAGCAATTACAGACTTAAACAAATTAATTGACAAACATTTTCCATCAGGCGTAGATGGATCAAATGCTATTCAAAGTTTAGAAGGCATTATTGACGATCCGAGATTAGAACAACGTATAAAAGAATTATCAAAAGAAGATTCAGATCGTTGTATTAGACCTTTAATTAAAAAATGGGTCGAAGTAAACGTACCTGAAGTTATGTCAGAACTTGATTTTGGCGACATGGAAGAAACAGAAGAATCTGTACAAACAACAGAACAGGCTGATTCAAAAGAACTAGCAAAATTCATTTACAGTTTTTACGATAGAGAAACAGGCAAGTTTCCAAAAGGCGAAACAGGCGTATTAACTATGGTAGAAAAGAAATTTGGTGACAGAGCGGCATCAGTAGCAAAAGGCTTTATTAATAAACTTTCTGAGAAACACGATAACATGGGCTACTCGGACAAAGAAATTAAAATGGCATTTGGTGTACTAAATGATCCAAGATATCATCAAGGAAATTATAGTGGTGCTGTTGCTACAATCGAAAAGATTGCTAAAGGATTATCGCAACATCCAAGTGTTAAAAAGGCACTAATGAGAGCAAACGAATCAACAGACGAATTAGCTCGTATTAAAGAACTTAGTAAATTTTAATGAAAATCATGGTTGACTTTTAGGTCAATCTGTGTTTAAATAGTAGTGTAGTAAGAAATTGCTACACTATTTTTTTGGGTGAACTCAAATGGGACTTGTGTAAACTCTCCCATGAACTGTTCGCATAAAACTCTTAAGAAAGGAGAAACATTATGTGGACTAAACCTACATTTGAAGAAATGCGTTTTGGTTTTGAAGTTACAATGTATGTAATGAATAAGTAATAACGTATTTGTAAGCACCCTTAGGGGTGCTTATTTTTAAGGAATAATTATGAAAATTGTAGTAAAAGAAATTCCAGAACCATTTGAAGGACAACAAGCAATTAGTGAAGATGGCAGATTATGCGTTTACAATCTAGGTAGATGGATAACCAAAGATGAATACGATAGAGGAATCTACATCAAACTAGCAGATCAAGGCGACTGCGTTTAATTTGGATATACTAATCCAGTTTTTGGCAACAAAACAGTTGACAAACTAAATAGTATTGTGTAGTATATACATTGTGCTACACATTTAATAGGCACAAAGCACATAGAAGGCAAAATTACAAGGAGGCATAAACTATGGCAACTTTAGCAGAAATCCGAGCAAAACTTCAAGAAGCTCAAACCCGCACAGGCGGTTCACAAGGCGGCGGCGACAACGCAATTTACCCACATTGGAACATGTCAGAAGGCAGTGAAGCAACACTTCGCTTCTTACCTGATGGTGATTCAAATAACACATTCTTTTGGGCAGAAAGAGCAATGATTAAATTGCCTTTCGCAGGCATCAAAGGCGACACATCAAGTCGTCCTGTAATTGTACAGGTACCATGTGTTGAGATGTGGGGTGATACTTGTCCAATCCTATCTGAAGTACGTGGTTGGTTTAAAGACAAATCACTAGAAGATATGGGTCGTAAGTATTGGAAGAAACGTTCATACATCTTCCAAGGCTTTGTAACAAAAGATCCGCTTAATGAAGAAAACACTCCAGAGAATCCAATTCGTAGATTCATTATTGGTCCACAGATTTTCCAGACTATTAAGTCTGCGTTAATGGATCCAGAACTTAATGAACTTCCAACTGACTTTGAACACGGTGTAGATTTCCGTATTGCTAAAACAAGCAAAGGCGGATATGCTGACTATTCAACATCTAAGTGGAGCAGAAACGAGCGTCCACTAAGCGATGAAGAGAAATCGGCAATCGACGCACACGGCTTGTTTAACTTGTCTGACTTTTTACCTAAGAAGCCAGGTGAAGTTGAACTTAAAGTGATGAAGGAAATGTTTGAAGCGTCAGTAGACGGTGAAGCATACGATATGGATAAATTTGGACAATACTTTCGTCCAGCAGGTATGAGTCAAGCAACTGGTGATCCAGTAGCAAATGCTACTCCGGCACCACAACCTGTTGCTGAGTCTGCTCCGGCACCAACTGCTGAGCCAACTCCAACACCTGCGCCAGAAGCGGCTCCTGCTCCAGAAGCAAACAGCAGAGCACAAGACATTTTGGCACAAATCCGTTCACGTCAAAACGGCTAAAAAAGTTTAGTGGAAGTTCCGGCAAAAAACCTCCATCCGGTATCCAGCGAGGTCTTCCACTTACACAACTAAGGAGTAAACATGGCAAAAGCATTTGACATTTCTAAATTTAGAAAAGACATTACAAAGTCTATTAACGGACTTGGTATTGGCTTTAATGATCCTACTGATTGGGTAAGCACAGGTAACTATGCTCTTAACTATTTGATCAGTGGTGATTTCCACAAAGGCGTACCACTAGGAAAAGTTACTGTATTCGCAGGAGAATCAGGTAGTGGTAAATCCTACTTCTGTTCAGCAAATATTGTTAAAGCCGCACAAGAGCAAGGCATCTTTGTAGTTCTTATTGACTCAGAGAACGCACTTGACGAAGCATGGTTACAAGCACTAGATGTTGATACAAGTGAAGAAAAACTTATGAAACTTAATATGAGCATGATTGACGATGTAGCAAAAACTGTATCGTTGTTCATGAAAGATTACAAAGAAATGGCCGAAGAAGATCGACCTAAAGTACTGTTTGTAGTTGACTCGTTAGGTATGTTACTAACACCAACAGATGTTGATCAGTTCGACAAAGGCGATTTAAAAGGTGATATGGGTCGTAAGCCTAAAGCACTAACAGCACTTGTACGTAACTCAGTTAATATGTTTGGTAGTCATAACGTAGGCTTAGTAGCAACTAATCACACATACGCTTCGCAAG